CCCAATCTGCCTGATTACTAGAAATATACTTAACATTTCTAGGACTGTTAGCAGAAGAATCGTTTGCACCACCAGATGACCTTACATGAGTACCCCCATTGTATGAGTTGACTGTAATAGGGTTGTCAAATGTACCATCAGAAAACTGAATAAAATCAGTTGAATCTATGGTGGTAGCAGTTGTTCCTTGCAGTTTCCAAACTTGTGAAAGTGCCATAAATATATATAACTTAAATTAACTACACTCTATTATATCATTTTTCTATACCTTATCCCAAACTAAATCAGAAACAATGTCATCAATACTACTCTCAGGTTTCCACTTGAAATATTTGTATGCTTTCGTACTATCTCCAAGTAATGTTTCTACATCATTAGGTCTATAAAACTCTTTGTTAATTTCTACTACAACCTTATTATTTGAAACATCTATTGCTTTTTCATCTAGACCTTCTCCTTCCCACTTAACTGCTCTTCCTATTTCATAAAAACATTTATCTACAAAATCTTTGACTGAATACTTTTCTCCAGTCGCAATTACAAATGTATTCGGTATTTCCAAATTCATCATCATTGCCATTGCTTTTGTATAATCTCTTGCATGACCCCAATCTCTCTCGGAATAAATGTTACCCAACTGTAAGGGAGTGTCTGTTTTACCTTCGTGATAATCTCTCACCCAATTAGCAATCTTCTTAGTAACAAACTCATTCCCTCTTAGTGCTGATTCGTGATTGAATAGTATTCCACAATACCCCTTAAAACCATAACTCTTTCTGTACACTTCTACAAAATTATGTGCCATTAACTTTGCTATTCCATACGGACTACTCGGATTGAATGGAGTGTTTTCATCTTGAGGAGTCTTTTTAACATCTCCAAACATTTCACTCGTTGATGCTTGATAAAACTTTGTATCAGGTTTATGTTCTAAAAGTATCTCTACTAACTCACAAACTGCTAAACCATTACACTTGAGAGAATAAAAAGGTTGTCTAAAAGAAGTTCCTACAAACGATTGTGCACCTAGATTGTAAAACTCATCAATATCTGTATTCTTAATCACTTCCAACATATTGTGATAATCTAGTAAATCAAAATCTACTATCTTAACCTTATCCTTAATACCTAATTTCTCTAATCTCCAGAAACTTCTCTCTGCTGACCTCCTTGCTCCTCCAATAACATTATTCCCCTGTTCTAAATGATACTTTGCTAAATACCCTCCATCTTGACCTGTAATGCCTGTTATGAATATGTTTTTCTTCATAAGTTTATTTTATTTATTTTATATAACACTCTGTAATGCTTTCTAACCCCTCTGTTTTATTTAGATAACTATTTACTCCGCTTTATTCTTTTCAACAGTCCTAGAGCATTCTACAACCTCAAAACACCATATTCACTCTACACTTCATTTCAATATTTCTAAAATCTTATTCTCTAAATTATCTACAATCACTTTAGGACTCCTTTGAATTGCTATTTTATTTCTTGCACTTAATTCAAATGTATGTGGTAGGGTTGCTACTAATCTTTTGATTGAATCAATAGCATTCGGTTTGACAAAATGAACCCTATCCTTATACTCTTCTAAATCTTTCTTCTCGGTAGTAATTACCTGTAATCCCATACATAATGCCTCTAAAATCAATAATGAAACTCCTTCTGTTTTACTCGGTGCTATATATAACCACGACCTTTCAAATAAATCTTTTAATTCATCTCTGCTCAACCAACCTACAAACTCTGCCTTATCAGAAAGTGCTTTCAATTTCGGTGCTAATTTACCATCACCAAACACTGTTACTTCTGGAACTGCTTTTAAGACTGATTCTAATCCTCTTCCTTCGGTTAATTCTCCTCCACAAACTATTTTACTACCCATTGTTCGTGTCCTCTTTAGTCTGTCTATATCTATACACTCTCCCCAATACACTAATTTACTCTCATCAACTCCCCATTCAATATACTTCTCTTTATCACTCTCTGAAATATAACCAACTATTTTACAATCCTTATCATTTGCTAAATCTAAAAATGATTGCTCATCATCTTCCCAAATACCTAAATCGTGAGTAACAAACCCAAACGGTTTCCCTATCCTACAAGAAGTGATTGCTGTGCCTGTAAAATGAGAAAGAATAAAATCACAATCTCTTAAATCTACATACGGATACTGCTTACGGTGAACCTTTACATTATGACCTCGCATAATCAATTCTTCTATCTCCAAGGGTATCCAAGTTTCATTCGCTACTGGATAATCCCATAAAACATAACCTATATTCATTTCGGCAGTTTTGTTAATTTATTCACACCCAATTTTTTAATCTCTTCTGCTAATAATTTACCTGTTTTCGTTATAGTGTAATTTTCCTTTACCCACTTAGAACCCTCTTTACCCATTTCCCAACATTTCTTTTTATTTTCAAATGCCCATCGTAGTTTTTTTCTCAAATCTTTCTTACTAGGTTCTACCATTTCTCCAACCACTCTAATATCAAAATATTCGTATATAGCAGGTCGCATTCCTTCTAGTTTTAATTCTATGAAATAATCCTCGTTAAAATATTCACTCATTCCACTTGCATTCGGAATAATGGAAACTGTTCCACAAGCAAGTGCCTCTAATGGAGTTAATCCAAATCCTTCTCCTCTGCTAGGAAATACAAAACAATCTGTATTCCATAAAAGTTCTCTTAATTGATGATGAGTGTAATTCTCTAAAATAATCTCTACATTCGGATACTGACTCTTCACTATTGGAAATGGTAATCGTTTATGAGTGCTTTTCAAAATAAGTCTAACTTTTTCATCTTTCTTAAACTCCTCATTAAAAGCATTGAATAAAATGTCCCAACCTTTCCTCAGGTCAAATGCATTGTACATAGTAAATGTGAATACTCCATCATCTTTCTTTCTTTTGTAGTAAAACTCTTCCTCATTGTAACCTAGTGGAATTACTTTAACCTTTATCCCTCTAGTTAAAAATGCTTTCTGACAAAACTTACTAGGGACAAATATCTTGTCTGCTAATTTCAAATAATCTACCCACTCTGGATCTATGCTAGTGGATTCAAACATTGAATACAAAACTTTCTTTTCTGTTTCTAAACTCTTGAGTGAGTGAGGATATGAATAAACCATACCTACTTTCTGTCCTGAATAATCGTGTGTTACTGGAATACCTGCTCTCTCTATTGCATAAATCAAAGGTTCGGTGGAAGAACCGTATCCGTGTGAACCCTCTTTATTATTCCTGAAATATAATCCACCACCATTAGTTAAGATAGGTTTCTTTCTAGTCTTCCTGAAGTATGCCCTCTGTTGCTGTTTAGTCGCCAATTCAAAACCGTCTTTAATCAATTCATCAATTCTGTCCGTATCATCAACCTCAACAACTCTACCTTGTGGACTGTATAGTAATGCCATAATTTAATATATCATATTCTATATAAAACACAATAGGGAGCATTGCTACTCCCTAATGTACATTTCTTAACAAGGATAAACTATTAGTCTAACTTAACATCCAATAAGAATTCGGGTCTGATTGTTTTAACTCCGTAAAGTATATCCAATGTAACCTGTCTTCCTAAAGCATTAGCATCATAACTAGAAGTCAACCTCATTGAAATCTGACTCTCTGGGTCTGTTACAACCGTTTGAGTTACTCCTTCTCCATTTCCATCAGTTGGAAGTGGTCGCATTACAAGTGCAATAGCATCTTCTGTGTATGCTAGATTATGCTCTGTTGCTGGAGAACCTGTTGCAGGAACTAATTGAGATTCAAATGCCTGAATACCAAACATATCTCCCAATGCTCCATCTACTAAAGGACTCCTTGAACCATACTCGTTTGCTTTAGTGAACTTATTTACACTTAAAAGAGTATTTATCAATGTAGGACTTGCATAAAGTAGTTTAGGTGCTAATTTAGGTGCTTTAGCATCAACAAAAAACTTTCTAATGTATAACATAGAATCTACAACCTTTGCCTCTGTACTATCATCAAAATCATAATCATCACCTGCATTTGCATACTCGGAAACTAGGTCGGTTTCTACTGCCTCTGCTAATGCTATGACTGCATCTTTGATATAAAGTTGTCTAATATCTTGATTCGCCATTGCCCTTGCAGGGTCTTCAATTAAGAAAGTTACCTCTTTATGTTTGTTAAGAGTAACTGAAACCTCATCATCAGCAGGTGCTTGTCTTGTAACCTCTGTATTAGTTACTTTATTATTCACCTGAAGTGTGCCTGTTTTAGGAATATGAATAACATCTCCAAACTTAGCAACTGCACTATCCATATCTCTCCTGACAGTCTTTGCTAGGTTAAGATATCCTCTTAAAGCAGTGATTGCTTCATTTAACCAAACTTCTGGAATAAAAGAATCAACCTTGCTTGTATTGATTGAACTGTATGCCATTGTATTTCAAAATAAAAACTTATTTACTGTAATCAATTCTACCCTCTCTCTCCCATTGAGCAATGTTATCTTTATTCTCTAAATACCAACTATGGTCTTGTAACTTTGCTCTTAGTTCGGACTTTGTAATTACAAAATCTCCACTCTGAGATTCGGTAGTCGCATTCGCATTAGAACCTATGTTTGAGCTGACA